AATCGCCCCCCTTAATTCAGTTTTCATTATGGCATTGCCGTGCCTTTGCACCGCCGTGTCACTCTTTCTATCCTAGCTGGCAGCATTATTAATTATGACCGTACGCCTGTTTCTCGCCAAAAGAAGCAGATAAACCAATAAATTAAATAAAAATCAAATTGTTATAATGAAATTTGTTTAATTAACACACTACATCACACCACAAAAAACGACATTTTCAGTCACTATCAATCAATAACTTACCGCGAATAGTGACCTGTAGAATTCTACTTACACGCCTCATTCGCCGCCAGCAATTCCCGCTCATACCCGATTCGTTGATGTCGCTCAGCGCGTAGTGCTCGCATCTGGACGTCGATAGCTGCACCGATGGGCAGCTGGTCAACAGCGAACGCCGGGCGCGCCACATCGGCAGTTTTGCATGGTACAGCGATCGGAACTTTAACTTCGACATATGACGGCGCCGGCGGGGTGCTTGAGCAGCTGGCCAAAGCCAGAACAGAAACCACGATCAGCTTTTTCATTGGGCACGCTCCCAGCGCAGTTCTGCGTCAAAAGCTGCTGACGCGGCGGCACACGCCTCGCCCGTGGTTCGCTCGGCCATAACTGCGTTAGCCCTCTCATAATCGCTCTGCGCCTCCATGCGAGCTTTTTCCTGCTCAGCCTTGGCCTTGACTTCCATCTCTTCCTGCTTGCGCTGCAGTGCCTCAATGCCGGCGTTCTGGCTGGTTATCGTCGCCGCCTGTTGCTTGTTACTGGCGTTGCACTGCGTCAGCGCCTCGTTAAGACGGTCAATTGTCGGCTGATAGTGACGACCTGCCAGCCAGGCGCCAGCACCAACAATGGCCGCCAGAGCAAGCAAAATCACCACCACAGACGTTATTTTGCCAGACATAGTGCGCGCTCCTTGTCACGGCGGATCACTAGGCCATTGAGCTTTACGCCGCCGGCATATACCCAGCGTGGGAACTGCTCGCAGGCGGCCGCCACATCGCCCTGACGGAACAGGCGGAACATCGTCGATTTCTGCATCGTCGCGCAGCCGGCATTAAACGTGATGCTCACCGCCGCATCAAAGGCACCCTGCTGCAGCTTGTCGCCGGCGGCATAGCTTGTAACACACCGCTCAGCCGCCAGGATGTTATTTTGCCAGTCCGCGGCGATCTGTTGATCTGTTTTGCGCACGCCTGGATTAACGCCGTGCGTATTTCCAACGCCGTCAGTCCACACATCAGCCGGACATTTGTACGGGTCTCGGCGGCAGCCCTCGGCATTGCCGATTAACTCTAGGCCGGCGCGACTGGTTTTTACCTCACCGCTCGAAAGCACCAGGCCGATGATTACCGCGACAGAACAGATCGCGCCGGCGGCGCCAGTCTTATTCAACTTGCTCACTAGCAACCCTCCCCAAGCGTTCTCGGCGTCGATCCTCACGAATCTTGAAATAAAGGTTCATCAGCCAGGTAAGAAATGCGAAAAACAGCCCGCCCAGCACGCCAATCGCTGCCCATTGCTCTGGAGAGTACCCATCCAGAAGTTGGGTAAACCAAAACGCGGCGCCACCACCGGAGGCGCCATAAGAAATACCTGTCGTGATTTTTTCCATTTTCATACCCCACCCCTTAGGGATGAACAATCGATGATTCAATTTTTGATACACGGTCAGTCAACGAAATTTGCTTTGAAATAACCGCTCTTATCATCCACAGCACAAGCTCATCCTTTCTAAATGAATAAATGCCGCCAGCTTCAATATATTCCTGAATTATTTCGCTGCCAGCCTCCACTGCATCTGAAACAATAACCTGATGCTCTGGAATTTCAGGCTCAATTGTAACGCCCTCTTCGTTTACAACAGCTGCGCGTGCAGGTACTGTTTCATAAACGGCGGGCTTCGCATCCCACGTTCTAATTATCTCTTCTTGCTCTGGCCAAGAGTCGTAGCAAAAACATGAGTAATCAGTCCAATTAAGACCATACCGGCCAATAACCTCTATTGCAGCTTGTACTGTTGGGCCGGAGTGAAGACGAGCTTCATCACCCTCTATTGCATATTTGGATAGCCACTGCCACACCCACGGTAAGTTAGATATTTCATAAAAAGCATCTAATTCAGATTGTGTTGGTTGACGCGGTAAGGTTTTATGCGTTGCATCTGATGTATTGATAGAGCCATTAACGGCATACACCTGTGTCCACTTTTGCGCCCCATTACCGCAAGATATTGAGCTATCACTGCCTGGGCTAAATGTTGATGGTGAAACAAACACGCGACCATTCATCCCACTGCTTGTATTATTTGCGTTCAAGTACATAGTGCCGGCGGGGTTATATGCAGACAATACAGTACCGAGGGTATTTAGCACCCACTTTGTCTTTAACTCCTGCAGTCTGTTATTGTCAGCAACTGAGCCGAATCTAAACCCTGATGTATCCCCTTCACCATTTACAAAAGCAAGCGAGTTAACAAACCCGGATGCGCTTCTCATTCGGATAATGCCTGGGTACGATCCAATCAGCGCTCTGTTCGACCAGTTCATATCGAGAACCTGTGGATAGCAAAGGCTCAGCTCAGGCTCTGTGAAATTTCCGGTGCTTGCAGCAGATGACGCATTATCAAAGATGAATGATGCTGGCACACCAAGGCGCGGAGCCACAGGGCAATCATATCTCAGAACACCATTGTAACCGCTAAAAACTCCCCAGCTATGCCACCAGCTATCGTCTGTTGATTGCAAATAAACGTCACCTTCGAACGTCATATTTGACATGCTATAGTCGCATGTGCACTTTGTCATCCCGATGGCGTAAGAGCGCGCGCCACTCGTAGAACCAAAAAAGTTTATATTAAACGAGTTGTTGTAAATATGAGCGCGACCGCCGTTATTAGAAATAACACGTATGCCGTAACCGCCATCAAGAATCTGACACTGGATATTATCCCAGCTGTTGCCATGAAAACTATTATCTCCCAATGTGGTAAGATAAAAAATATTAATATTATTCCTGTCAATTCTCATGTTTCTGAACCGACAGAACTCAGTAAATTGCCCAGCAAGATTGTTATGTAATTTAACACCTACATTAAGAAAACGAATATTTACATTATCAACATATGCAAAGCATGGCCCCTCCAAAAGAATGCCAATCCCTTTCTTGTTTGGATTCTCTGCGGTTCCATTTTTGGAAACTATCGTGAGATTTTTAACTCCGCGCGCCGTATTTGTACCTGAGCCACCGCGCACACTAATAAGCGCATCATCGGCATTCTGCGCATCGAAAATTAATTTCGTGTTATCAATACCTTCGCCATCGATTAGAATACCTGCGTTTCCGTAGTATTCGAAACCGCCAGTATTTAGCTCACCGTTAGCACCACCTTTAAATAGATAGGTTCCAGACGGTACTTTTACAGTTTTGTAACCGTTAGCAATGGCGGCAGCAATTGCCTGTTGAAATGCCAATGTGCTTTCTCGCCCCCCTGTAGGGTCGGCGCCAAAATCAAGCACTGTTAACTGCTCGCGCATCTTGTCCTGGAAAGTGCGCGCTACAGCCCCCCAGCCCCATTGAACAAACCAGCCGAAACCACCAACAACGCCCGCGATCATTTTCTCAACGTAGGACTTCATCGAGCGCTTGTTTACAGCATCTAACTCATTTGCAGGATCGGCAAGATTCTCTATGCGATAGCCCTTAGCATTAAAAGGGCCGCCGAGCAGTGGCCGAGTTAATGCCAGCCCCCAGTAAATAAACGCCTGCTGAATGGCCATCCATAAGCGGTCGAAATCCTTGTTTACGGTATCTGCCAGCAGATCGCCGTTGTCCTGGTAGTCGGTCAGGCGGTAGGTAGGGATCACTCGTTCAAGCATGACGGTAACGCCGTTCGCTGGCGGCGTTAGGAATGAAACCTCGCCGCCGTCAACGTTGCCAACGCCAGAAATCGTATAGCCGGAGGTGATCACCGAACCGTTTAGAGATACGGCCAAATCACCGGCATTCAGCAGGTAAAACTCGTAGGGGAAAACAGTTGTCAGGCCGTTGGCCGTGTAAATGTTGTATGGGGTCTGGTTAGGTACCGACATAAGGCAGCCTCGGTTTTAATAGTCTACTGCGACCTCATGATCGCCATCTGTTGGCTGCCAATCTTCCCGCCCCTGAGCGGTCGGTTTCCCGACCAATTTACCGATGCGCACCGGAGTTTCGCTGATTGCCCCGGCCCCGGAGTCGATAAAGTCGTCCGGCTGATTGGTTACCGCCGGGTTGAAATCTCGCATTTGGTCGTAAGCCGGCCCGTCGAGCACGTCGCTATGCGCCCACAGGAAACGGGACGACAGCGGCGCCTCGAATGCATCGAGGATGCGTTTTTGTTTGTTGGTTATGGTGAACTCTTCACGGACACCGCAGCCGGTACCTTTCAGCGCCTGACGGAGCAGTTTGCCGGCGAAGCTACCGGGGCCGTTTACTTCAACCACCACCTGCGGTATCTGGTACCGGATCACCAGCTCGCGGATCTGCACCACCTGGCCGCCGGTGATTTTGTCGCGCTCGTCGAACTCAGCCAGATCGCCGATCAGCTCCTGGCACACATGCCAGTACAGGTGCCCGCGTGCGTCGGTCAGCACCAGAGAAAATGCACTGGCGTCGGCTTTCGCTTTGCCGGTTGCCACGTCCCACCAGGCGACAGCGCCAACAATCTGCTGGCTGCCCAGCCACATCGAGGCGGTGCGGTTCGCGTACCGGATTTCCGGCTGCACGTTGTACTCGCGGATGCGTTCAGGGTCGAGGCGCGATTCGCCGATCGGTTTACTGTGCAGCTGGTACTGGCTATCCCATTCGTTGACCGTGCGCGTTTCCTGCCGGCGCTTATCCATCTCGGCCGGCGTGAACCGCTCTGGCCATGCACATTCGGCGTAGCAGTCCACCGTCGTTCCCGGTGGCTCAGCGAATGTGATCCCGGTAGCCGTCAGCTGATAGTCGACACCCTCGGCGAGCAGGCGCGCGCCGATGTGAATGCCGACAAAGACGTATTCCGGCCGGAACGGCAGCGCATAGCTGCGCGCCGTCGCCTGTTTCTCATCGATGCGGTGCTCTTTCTCGAAAAGCTTGATCGTCAGGCAGTCGGCGCCCATGGCTTCGACCTCATCGTATAGGCTGTCGTGGGTGTGCGGCGTGCCGATGAACAGCTTGCGGCCGCCGGGCACGAGGATGTGCGTTTGCTCGCCGAGGCGGTAGCGAAGTTTCTCGCGCGCCTCCGGCGTCTGGATGTTTCGTGGAACTTCGACGTCATCGTTTTGGCACTCGTCGGCACGGGCAGAGGTGACGTTAGACAGGATTCCTTTTGCGTACATGCTGCCGTTGCGCATATCCAGCGAGCCGTTAACCCACCATTGCTCTACAGTTCCCTGTCCGTCTGGCAGCATGCCGCGCGTCAGCGGGTGATTGCGCAGCACGTTCTGCGTGTCGCGGCTGGTCTTGTACGCGGTGCCATCCGCCTCTGACTGGTGCAGGATTCGGTATTGGCGATTCTGGTAATACCGCCAGGCGTTATACACCGCCAGAATGGTGGACTTACCGAAACCACGGAAACAGCGAAGCACCGCCAGATCGCCGCGGTGCTCGAGCCAGTGGCAGGCGCGGTAATGGCAGTCGGGAACATCCCACCCCATCCGCTCCGCCCACATGATGAAAAAGGCGACGAACGAAATCATTTTTTCCGCTGCTGGATACGGTCGAGAACTTCCTGCGCCGCGCGCTCAGCGGCGGATACCTGTTGCCCGAGGCGAAATGCTTCGTCGTCCGGCTCGTCGCCGTCTTTCGGCGTGCCGCCGCGCGTGTGCATGCCGATCAGCGAATGCACCTTCACCAGCAGCGTGAGCGACGCCGCCGCGTTCTTCTTGCACCAGTAGCGATCGCCGCGCTCCTGCTTCGTGTGTTTGTCGAGTGGTTTGTCGGCGCCCGGCCAGGTATCCGGATCGGCTTCCTCGAGCACGACGTCGGTTAACTTGTCACTCAGCGCGGTAAGGCGGGTTTTGTAATCGTTGTGCATAAAAAAGCCCCATGGTTGTCATGGGGCTATGATGTGGCGGGTGGTTGGTCGGTTTCCTGACTATTTAACGCCATTAACGTTGACGCACGATTTTTTATTAAATCCGGTACTTATCACCTCTCGCCCTGATTCGTCGAGATATTTAATATTCACGGTATAGAGTGCATCAAGCAATGATTTAAAAAAAATGTTTCCACATATATTGCCATTAACATCTCCGCGCGAAACTAAATCCATCACTTCGCTTTCATTATTGGTTAATGCTTTAACCTCGAAAAACACCCCAACCCCTGGCTCGACTGGCTTTTCTTGCAACCCAAGATAGCCATTGCTGAATGAGTTGCTAACAAACGGCTTTACCTCTGCCTTCACAACCTCGTACTTAACACTAGCCGAAGCAATAGGAGAGAAAATAATTGCAGCCAAAAGTGATTTTCTTAGCATCTAAACACCCCCTTCGTCACACCTTCAATGAAAATATTTATCTATCTGGGAGATTTGTTTTTAAGTGGTACTTTTCCGCCTCTAACCTTGCTCGTTGAATTGCTTCAAAACGATATGATTCAACCCGCTTAATATCACTATCGGCATTCTCAACGTACCTTTCTGTTTTTGTTATGTATTCCATAACCTTTTTACGGTGATCGTTAATTGAGTCTTTGTCATTATAAATTGGCTCAAGCGGAGGAGCATCCATGCTGATATACTCGTTCCCTTTAAAATTGCTACCGCTATAAACTAATGCATTCGCGCACATAGGTACTGCAGCAACCACAAAAAGCGCTGCTTTGATTAACGATTCTTTCATGCAATCCCTCATATCGATTAATTTTAAAATTTAACCATGCCTGCTATCGCATGCCCGGATCAACCTGATTAATAAGTGGTGCTATCCAAAATAAATTATTACCAGGTAAAAGAGTGCGGGCGTTGTGAATAACACGATCCCCAGCATCCCCATTAAGCACACCGGATGTGACATCAGTCAGCGTATCCAACAGGCCAAAAGTTGGCCCCAGCGCTGAGCCTATAAACCCCCTGCTGGCGTATCGTGACTGTGTTCCAGTCCCGAAAATTGCCCCCAGGCCCACCATGCCGCCCGATGCCTTTTCCGCCATGTTGTTATATTCCATGAGTGGGCCAAGGATACCAGAACGATCCAGACCTTCCAGCACCAATTTTTGAGGCGTCATTTCCACCTCTTTGCCGTTGGCAGCCTGTTTTAATGCGTACGTCAGCGCGCCAAGGCCGATCTGGAAAGCGGTGCCATAGTAGAACTGCGCCGTTCCCTCCTGCAGACCACCGAGCGTGGCGCGGTTATACGACGCCGTGGCGAAGGATTTAAACTGGAATACCGTCTTACCCAATGGCGTGCTAGCCCATAATGGCGTGTCGCCGATGCCCGGTGTAATAACGGTGTTGTTGACGTCCTTTAAAACCGCCGACTGAAATACGCCGGCGACGTGCTGATCGTCCCATTTTTCAAAATTGCCAATATGCCAACCGTCGAACACCTCGCCGTGCTTCTGGAATTCGCTGCGGATACGGCTGGCCATATTGGGGTTGATCCCGAGCTTCGCAAGTTTCTTCGCGGCCGCCGCTCCAGATAGAATACTGTCCGACGTTATCATGCCATTTACCGACTTGTTCACGTCGTCGAAATGCCCCATCAGCGTCAACTTGCCGAACACATCAGTAACGCGCTCCATGCCGGCCTCTACGGCCGTGGTACGCGACGAGCTGTCCACCAGGTCGCCCATCGTGCGCGCCCGCGTATGCAAGATGGTTTCCAGACCAACCGCCATTTTCTGCATCTCGGCCCGGCTGGCTTTGAATGCCGGCGACCGGCTGATCAGCGCAGAGTAACCGCGCATTGAGTTACTGAAACCGTTCACCATCACGCCACGCGCCAAGTCCGGGATGGCCGACACGGTCATGCCGCCCAGCTTCGTGACAAAGTTGGCGCTACGCAGGAAAGCGCCAGCGCGCACAAAGAACGACGATGGATCGTCAGGCATGCCATAGGTGCCAACCAGCCGGTCGCGGAGCGCGGTAATATCGCGAATATCGTTATCCCTGGCTTTCGCCAATTTTGCCTGCTCTGCGGGATTGCTTCTCATCAGCGCGTCGTATTCGTCCTGAATGTCCTTCAGCTGCTTATCGAGGCTCTTATTTCCGAAGGTGCGGGTTAACTCAACTTCCGCCGACGCCTCGCGGATATGGCGCTGCAGGACGTAATTAGCGTCGCTTTCCAGATAATCTTTCATCAATCGGTCAGGAACGCTAAGCGTTCTCGACCTGGTGCTGCCGGCCGCTTTGACCGTGAACACGTTTGCGAAATCCTGCGGAATTTTGGCGCCCACGATTTTGTTAATGGTCGCGTCAGCACTAATTTCAGCCTCTTCCCTCGACATGGTTTTTTCACCGCGAGACCACCAATCCACCAGCATGTTGCGAAACTTATCGCGCTCACTGATGATCTTCCCGACTTTGTACACGCGCGGGAAGTAACTGGTTTGGCCGATAGCTTTAAGCTCTTCGTCTGCCGGTAAAAGGCCAAGTTTCTGCTGGGCCACCTTCACCCTATCCACCACCTGGCGCATCGCGCGCGCCGCATCCTGCACCGCGGCATTGCCGTGAATGTCGCCGTTGCGCATGGCGTTGCCCACCTCCTCCCGAAATGAGGCGAAACCGAGATCGCCGCCATCGGCCTTATATTTCGCATAGGCCTGCTTGTTGGTTACTACGACCGCGGCCTCTTCACGACGCCACCCACGAACGCGTGTTTCCGCCGCGATCGGCGTCTCAATACCACGCAGGTTCCCCTCAAGCGTGAAGTTGTTTTCCGCCAGCTCCAGCGCAGTGCGGCGAGCGGTCTTGGATGGTGATTCAATCAAGCGCGTGACCGGCGTCAGGTAGCTGCCGGCTTTACGGGCGAGCGTGCCGATCGCGCCACCTGATACCGGCGTCAAATCTTCCAGCGTCGCCTCGCTTATGCGGGCGGCGCCAACGCTCCCTCCCTCCGGAAGAGAGGCGGCGGCGTTGTCCACCGCGCTGGCGACGCTAAAGTTATCCAGAGCGTCGCCGACTTCGCGTGTGGCCGCGGTTCTTACCGATGGAGATATGGCCGTTCCAGCACTGGCGAAAACACCGCTCAGCAACGCACCGGCGGCAACGTGAGCGGCGCTCTCCCCCCATGTGCGTGTAACCTGCTGGTTGTTCAATGCTACTTCACTGAGGGCTGTTCCTGCGGCGCCAATGGCCACCTGCGATCCTATACGCGCCAGCGCGCCGCCCTGTGCGCCGGGAATAAACATAGAAGCGACTGTCACAGGATCAACAGCACCGGCGGCAATACTGGCCAATGTCCCCACGCCACCCGCTTCAGACAGAACCCGGCGATCTTCATTTTCATCATCGATCTGCTGTTTGATCCACGCGGTTTCCTGCGGTGAATTCGCATCAGAAAACGCCGTCGCCCATTGCTCATAACCCTGCAGCTCAGTTTTATCAGCATAAGGGTTATAACCCTCCACAGGCTCAAATTGCTTTGTAGGCTGGAACATGCCAGCCAAGACGTTATTCTGGCGAAAAGCAGCGCCCCATACCGAAGGTGTTTCTTCTTGAGGTCGGGGGTTTGTGCCTTCAGGTAGAGAAACGTCGAAGCCTGATGGTTGCGCCAGAATACTGCCAGCCGGCGCGAAATCGTTATTCAGTTCCTCGGGCTTTGCATATACCGGCATTATTCTGCGCTCCATGAAAAATACTGTTTTTGACGATTTACGCGCTCGTCATGCAGGCGCTTATACATTTCATCGAGGGCTCTATGCTTGGCTTTGAAGTCACGAACTTCCTGCCCTTTTGAAATCTCTTCCTGATTTTTATCTTCACGCTCTTTTTGCATTTTTTGGTAAGGCTCCCAATCCTGCAAAGAAGGTTTCCAGCGCATAGAACGCCCGTACTTGTCGTAATAAGGCTGTACGCTTTCTATTCCGTCTTTATCCTTCGTGCGCACCATGATCGCGTAGTCGCCAGTCCTTGGCGTTGAAACATCAGCTGCGATTTCGAGCTCTCCCCCCACTTTAGATTTTGGGGTTTTGGTTTCCACGAAGGCCGTGCGGCCGGAGGTGATCCCAAGACTGGCGCCGCTGGTCTCGATACTTTCTGTGCGGTCGCCGTACATCAACTGCAATTTTTCCTCTTTCCACTGAGCGGCCTGCCAGCCTGAGGGACCGTAGTTATGCAATGCTTCCGGAGCGTATTTCATGAACTGCGCATTGCCGTTCACTTCACTGATGCTCCAGGTGCGGGCAATCTGTTGATTGGTCATTTTTTTGGCAACATCTGCATTGCCGCCGGCAGTGCGATAGTTGAGGTCATAGAGCGTCTGGTAATCATTCCTGAAGCGTGCAGCATCTGGCGTTTGATCATCGGCGGATGGATCCCAGCGGAACCATTGCGCCATACTGCTGGCTGCAGAGCCTATAGCTTTGCCACGCTCTTTTTTATACGCTGCCGTCCCCTGTTCAGATGCCAATTGTGCCTTGAGCGCATCCGTTTGGTTGTAGGTGACGTTTTGAGCTTGCACGATCGCCGCATCGGGCGCCATCCCTGAATCGGTCAATTGCTTGACCGTCATGTAAAAACCCTGCATCTCTTTCGGCATATCACCAACCGAGGCCGGATCCGTGTCGTACAGTCGGCTGAACAGTTCGGCGCCTTGCTTCACGACCTCCGGGCTTTTTGCCCGAGAAATGGCCGTTAGCTGCGTGGTGACCTTTTCAGGGATAACCCCGGTTTGCGCAACCTGCTGCACAACAGCGTCATGCGTACTGGCGTCGTTAATGCGGAAGTTCTGCGCCGTTGGCGTTGAGTCGGCCGCTTTCTGCATTGCTTTGTCTGTGGGGTCGAGCTTCTCGCCCATCAATAGCGCATCGTTGAACCGGCTGGCGTCGCGCTGAGCCTGAATTTCCGTGTTGCTCTTCTGCACCAGGGCGGCGAGTTTGCCGTAAGCGTCCATCTTGATCGCATAGTCCGGATCGTTAACCTGCGGCTTCACCTTCGACAGTTCCTGCTGCTGTTGCGCCGGCGAGATATACTGAATGGCCTGGAACGTGCGCGCGCTTTCGATGGCGATGCCGAGCTGCTTAACCATATTTTCACCCTGCGGGCCAAATCCGAATAGGATGGTGGATCTATCTGGCATGGCGTCAGGCACTTTACCGTCATAGAGTTGCGATAACGTGTTGTTCAGTATCGGCTCTATTTGATTGCGAACCGCCGTGCGCTGCTCCCTGATTTGAGCCTCGGCCATGTTGTCGATTTTATTCACCGATACTGGGTCAAGCCCGGTTTTGTTTTTTCGGTAGCGCGCCAGCCAGCCGCGAGTCTCAGCCGGGAGATTGCGAATAAATTCAGCTTCGGAAACCTCGCCTTTTCGCGGATCGCCAATCTTATCGATCAGCTTATCAACCCGGCCCTGCCCCCAATTGTAAGCCGCGCCTGCCAAGGTTTCAGAACCGTATTTTCCGTAAAGTTCGTTGGCGTAATCGCTGGCCAGCAGCGCGTTTTGCTGCTCGTCTTTCGGGTCGTATTGCAGCCCGCGCTTGGCTGCCAACTCCTTGCCCGTGGCCGGCATCAGCTGATATTTCCCCTGCGCGCCCTCTGATGAAGTGACTATGCTCCCGTCGGCATTAAAATGCTTCCCGCCGGACTCAACTATCGAAATTGCCCGCATATCCAATCCATTGCCGCTGTTGGACATGAAATCCCCGTTCAGCCATCCGGTGGGGTTGCTTACGGCATAGTTTTGCGCGCGCCATTCCATGGCCTTTTGATTTGCCTCTGACACCGCTGCAGTAATTTGATCGGCAGACCATCCCTGCGCCTGACCGTAGAGCTCGATCGAATGGCGCCTGGCTCCACGAATCAGTCCTGCAGCTTGGGGATCATCAAATGCCCCCGCCTCTTGCTCTACAGAGTTTTGCACCGTGGCATTAAGCTGTTGGCGCTGAGCAGATGCGGTTTGGCTGATTTCGAAGTTTTTATACGTACTGGCGCGGCGGATTTGCGCGGCCTGCCATTGAGCATCGAAGTAAATTTGCTGGCTTGGCGGTACCCTCTTTCTGGCCTCGTCATAATCGGTTACATCCTGCTTGTCCATGTCGGCGCCGACGCCGGCGGAATTGAACCCCTGCCGTGTAACAAGCGCGCCTGTTTCTGGGTTTTCCCACCGATCGTTAGACTTAGCTTCGAGGTCGGTAAGGATCGCCTGCGTTGCTGCCAGGTCTGCTTTATCTTGGACGCGCTGAATATCGCCAGCGGCCTGCCCAACAGCAACACCGAGGCCAGATACTGCACCACCAATCGCCCCCGCCCCCCTAACATCGACTCGAGTAGGATTAGCCTCCGGCGTCACATTGCCAAAATTACCGGTTGGTATCCGCATCAGCGCACCCCCATATTCGAGAACATGTTATTCGACGCCGCGGTGCCGGTGTTCGTCGTGGTTGTTGGATTGGCTTTTTTCCAGCCGGAGTAACCGGTGCCGGCGGCGGAAAGCAGCGAGCTACCCGCGTTGATATAGCCGGACGTCGCCGCATTGCGGCCACTGAGTCGGTCGGCCTGCGCCTGTGCGTTGTACCGCGCGCCGGTGTTCATGCCGTTCAAAATCGTCGTGTAGGCGTCCTGCTCTGCGTCGCCGGTGATGCCGGATGTGATGCGCAGCGCTGTTCCCTCGCCAGTTTCAACGCCAGACGCCGCCAGCGCCGCGTTTGCCTGTGCGGCCTGCTCACGCCCTGCCTTGCGTATCCTGTCGGCTTGCACGCGCGCTGACGCGCGAGCGGCCTCTGCATCGGCGTTTGCCTGGTCCGCCTGGTAGTTCGCCATTTTCTGCTGCTGAATACCGCCAGCGACAGCGCCGCCGGCAGCCAGCACCGACGAACCGATTACCGCCACCTCTAACCCGGTGCACATAATCAAATCTCCTTCGAATACAACAGGCCAGTACGCGACAGGCCAAGACGTTCATACATCGCCCCGGTGCGTTCTTCGTGCACGCCGGTGGTGATACCCATATTGATAACGGCGGCGCCATGGTCAGCGGCCCACGCGATAAAAGTTTTAGCCAGGCGCGGGCCGGCAGATCCGCCGCGGTGTTCCGGCGCGATAAACAGCCCGTACTCGAACGCCATCAGCTTGCGTGAAAACCACTGCTCGGCGATGCCGCCGGCCATCCAGCCAATCACCTGCCCGCCGAACTCGGCCACCAGCACGCATCCGCCAGATGCGGCGATCAGGTGCTGCGCCAGCTCGGCGCACTTCTGCTCGTCAAACGGCGAGGTTTCCGCGTAGCGCGATTCCAGGTACATACGGGCGCCAAGTTCAATCAGTGCCGGGATATCCCCGGCGGTTGCGTTGCGGATCATTGTCAGCCCCCGTTGCTGGTGAAAGTGGTGATAATGGCCAGAAGATGGAACGGCAGCGGCTGGCGCTGCTGGATCAGTAGCGTGTCCTCGCCCTTTTCCCAGCCCAATTTCCCGAAGTAGTGATCACCGGTGAACAGCGGTGCCGGCTGGTTGAGTATTTTCGGGCCGAAGGTACGGAACGGGATCACCTGGCCGTTACACTCGGCGCCGGTAGTTTCGAGGAAACGCATTGTCACTTCGCTGGTGCGCTTCTTGGCGCTCTGCGTGGTTCCCTCGGTGGTGCCCACTTCTGGCGTGAGCGTTTGGATCGTGGATTCAAAATGCAGACCGATTTCCACGCGGTAGGCTTTTCGCGTCAGGGTGATCTGACCGCTGGAAACCACCTGCACAGGCATCACAGAACCGTCAGCGACAACATCGACGGTCTGCCCCTCGAGATGGTTTAACCCTGCCCACGTCGTTGCACCGGCCTCGCTGCTGCCGGTTACGGCGGCGTCGGTATACAGCGTGGAGTCGAACACCTCGACATAGCGCACCACCTGGCCGCCGATCTCCCGGCGAACCAGCGCGTAAACTACATCGTTGCTGTCAGACGGGATCGACGCCACGGACTCAAACCCGCCGGCGGTGATTTGGCGAGACCAGGCGATCACCTCCTGAGCACGGTCGATTGCCATCGTCACCATTACGCCGTCGGTGCGTACCAGCCAAATAAAGGCGTCGGGCTGTTGCTGGTACGCCATATCGATCACGCCGCCGGCGGTGATGTGTTCCGCAAGCACCGTCATATCGTTGGCCGAATACGAAACAAAGCTGTCCGGGTCATAGGCCACGGCATAGAGTTTGCGGCCGGCGCGCTGCACGAACATGATTTCGGTACCGACACGCACCGGGCGGATCCCGTTGCAACCGTATGGACTGGGGTTTTTCACCGAGATATTTGTCGGGGTGATTGCTGCATCATTGCCGGCGGTGATCGTGAACTCGCCGCCGTACGTCAGCGCAATCAACGTATTCATTTGCGCCAGGTGCACAATCGGGTTGAGCTGGTCGGAAGACAGCGTAAAGCTGATCGCCTTATCGTCGTCGGTACCCAGCTCAAATGACAGGTAAACGCCGGTTTCGCTGAACCAGATGGTTTGCGGGTACCTGACTGAGCCGGCCAGAACGAGGCGCTGTTGGTGCAGGGTCACCGCGCCAGGGTAGCCGTATTCGTCAGTCCATACCGTGTCTTCGCGCGTCCACGCACCCGGCGATGCTGCCTGTGTGGCGGTTAGGTCAGTGCGAATAACGCCGACGGCAATCTGCTCGCTGGTGATGCTCTTGATCAGCACCAGGCCGCTGTTAATACGGACGTATGAGCCAACATCCTCAGCAACCCAGCCAGGGCCGGTGAATGGCGCCGGATCCTCGCTATCTTTCGGTGGCTCGTCGTCGCTCAGCGTCAGCGTGATTTCTGAGCCGACAAATTCCTTAACTGACGGCTTGCACCATTTTTCCGGCGTGTCGCGGATTTCGTCGAACGGCTCAACGATAAACGGGCACGGCTCAAGCACCCAATCAAGCTGCCCGCGCCGCTGCAGGCGATGAGGCTTCACGCCCTGGTGCACCAGAAACATGGTATCGGCGCCCTGAACGTAGTTTACGGCCGGCAGCATAGCGGAGCTGTAGGGGCTGGCGATTTCATACGGTGTGTTGTCGTCGTTTACCAGCTGCGCGCCATTCTGGAAAATCCGCATGTAGCCGTCGCCAAACTCCAGCACGTATGCCTGAGAGCGGTTGAAAACGTAGGGGATCAGCCGTCCGTTGCGGTCGCCATATTTGGCCGCCGCTGCGTAACGGGTGCCAGGACGACGTATAACCCCGCCCTGCACCACACAAACCGCATTCTCGATCTGCTTGGCGCCGTTGGCGTAACGCGCGATATCAACACGGCCCATGAGGCGCGGGGAAATCTCGCCGGCGGTGAAATTGGTTTTTATCAGGTTGGCACGCACGGTCAGAACCTCGAATTATACGTTGGGTATCCGCCCAGCTCTTCCGGCGGATCTTCTTGCCCGTCGATAGATTTTGCCTGGCGCAGCAGATAGGCCGCCTCTTGAGTCAGGCTGTCGCGCAGACTGGCGGATGCCGTTACCGCATAGGCCAGCTTGGCCGCCATGGTGGCTTCTGCCAGATTCACCAGCGCCGAGTCCCAGGTCGATTCATCTTCGTTGCGGAAGATGTAGCGCAGGCGGATCACGTTCTGATTGGCCAGCAGCTTCTTGCCCTCGATGCGGTACGGAATTTCGTCCCACTCTTCGCCGACGGACAGGATGCGGATCAGGTCACCGGGCAACGGAAATTGAAAGCCGAAACCAAACGCCGGTGCCGTGCTGCTGGGTGAGAGCACCACGCGTTTAACCGCGCAATTCCATGGATGCTTGCGCAGCAGGTCATTACGCACGGTCGGATAGATGTTGGAGCACAGGCGAGCGTGTTCGGTGTTTTCATCGAAGCTGTTGATCGGGTGCGCACCGAGCGCGAGCAGTGCGTTAGAGCAGATGGAAATACTGGAAGCCATGGCGTTACCTCATGAAAAAGGCCGGGGCGTTACCCCCGGCAAAGGAGCGCTGGCATTAAGCGGTGAAGTCGATCGCGACAACCTTGTTTTCGGCTGCGCGGCCGGCGCCATAGGACGCATCGACAGAGATCTGAATGGTGTTGTTCTTGTCGCGGCGCGGGCCGATATCTGTGTTGTACTCGGCACCGGTACCGAAATGTACCGCAGACTTGCACCAGGCGGCGGCGGTCTTGGTGGTGACAGCCGGATCGCCGGAGCTGACCGAGTCCAGTTTTTCATATGCCAACCACTTAAAGCCCAACCAGTTGCCGGACACCGCACCTTCCTGCAGCATTTTCACCGCCATAAAGTCGGCACTGGTCAGGGTGGTGTCACTCAGGATCTGCGTCAGCATGTCGGCGTTGTACGTGATGTACAGCTCTTCGCCGTTCTGCTCGTCACACTCATTGCGGCGGAACATGGCCTTAGCAGCGATCAGCTTGGCCTTGGTCATGCCGGTACCGCCGGCCACAATCTTCTGAGACGCAGGCAGCGCCACAGGAGCGTAGGCGCCAGTGTTCGAGGTTTTGCGCAGGACGGTATCCAGCAACGCGCGGTAAATCACGTCGTCTTTTTTGCGGTTTGCCGCCGCCAGGGTCAGCTGCAGATATGGCCCCTGCGGGTCAGCGATCAGCTTGCGCAGGTCGCGTTTTTCCACCGGCACGAACACGCCGTAATCCGCCATCAGCGCGTTACGGGTGCCGGCCTCAGGCAGATCCCAAACCGTGTCGCCGAAGCGCTCGGTAATTGGGTTCATTTCGATGGTGCCCATATCGTTGATGGTGAACGATGCGCCGGTAATCGTCCCGCGATCGTGTACGGCAGCCTGCAGGCGCGAGTCCTTCTGTTGAGACTGAATTTCGAAAGAATCATGGAACTGCTGCACAAAGGCGGCGGTGATCATGTTCTTGTTTGGATCAAAAGCCATTTTTTATCACTCCAAAGATTATCGCCTGCGGGTTATCGGGTTACCGGCCCTGAATACACCAGGCGAGTGGCGCGTACGCCTGGCGGGAGATACCAGTTATCCGGCTACCACGCCGGGCTGTTGGAGTGATAATGTGTGAGGTGAGCGGTCGGAATCCCGACCAAATACATCAACGTATTGAATTAACTTGAACTAGGTATCAAAAATGGATGATCCGAGTGTTATTTCAGCAATAATTTCATCTAAGGCATTGATTTCCAATGCATTATGGGCATTTGTAGCTACCGTATCTATAGGCTTTATTACAGTTATAGCGTCTATATGGGTGGCAATTCATAATACAAAAGCATCCGACAGACAAAAAAAATCCGAGTTCGAGGCATCTAACGAATTAAAACGCCTGGAATTTTTAGAAATGAAGAAAGTAAATCAAACACAGATTTACTGGGATTGGCTAGATTCTCTTCAAGATTTTATGAATGATCCAAGCGGGGTGGCTGTTTTTAAGCGGTTTCAGAAAACGAGTATGAAGGTAATTGTCCAAGGGGAGGATACTCTTGCTAGTTATATGCGTGATTATTATTTCTCAATGATACAGTTTAGCCATCAATTCAATAACAGGCTGCCAATATCACCGCTTGACCACAACGAGCATCAAAAAAAAATCATTAATCAAATGCGTATTGCTCAAGGCATGGAGGATATTGGTGCAGTTCACCTTATCACCTTTGCACCAAAAGATGATTAGGTCAGCGTAATGCTGACCTTTGTATTTAGGCTAGAGTCTGGTCGCCATAGGTTTTCTGATAGAACGCACGCACCTGGGCAGATACGCGCTCATGGTCGGCGTGTTTCGGGTTGGTGTACGCCTCGGACTTCATCAGGTCGCGGATGCTCTGCTGCTCTTCGAGATTAATCGCGCCTGTGCCGACCGGATTATCCTCGCCCATCTCCGCACCGATTTTCGCCAGCATGCGGATTACCATCGGGTTGTTGCCGATCTCGTCCATCTTGCCCTGGTCGGTAAGGTCAGCCAGAGACATAAACGCGCGGTGCGCCAGCCCGATATTTTTCTGGAATTCCGCATCGGTTTTCCACGTGCTGCGCAGCTCGGTAGCCGCCGCCTCTTGATCCAACTCAGCAGCACCGCCCACCAGTGCCGGTGCACGGTTCATGTACTCGCCGAGAATAAAGCCCATCTGATCGTTGGTGATTCCCTTTGCGTGCGCCGCCTTGAGGAATCCCTGCATCTCAGGGTCGGTCTTGAACTCTTCCCACTTGAAACCCTCAACCTCAACAGTAGGAGCATATTCGTCTACGGTTTTCGGTGCCGCACTGGTGCCGCGTTGTTTTTCAAGGTGCGTGTATGACTCCGCCAACTTGCGCGCGGATCCTTCGATATTAAGTTTCCCGTCCTCGCCCATGACGCGGAATTTTTCAGGCACCCAATCATCGCCGCCTGGTTGATTCTGCGCGCCAGTGCTCAGCAAGGAAGTGCTGCCGCCATCGCCGGTGCCTGGGTTGCCGCCGCCACCAGCGCCGCCACCTTCCCCACCTTCGCCAGCTGCGTTCATGAATAAGTGTTTAAGCTTCCACATCGTCGTTTACTCCGTCTGCCAGATTAAGCTGGCGCAAAATGAAATCGAGCACATCGCGTTGCCCGGCCTTAAAACAGGTTTGGCGGTCACCCTCAGGGCCACCCTTCACAAAAATCGATCCGCCGAAGCGCCGGGTTAATTCGTCCAGCACCTCGGCGCCGCCGGCCGTTTCTTCAAACAGCCGCTTGTAATCCAGTGGTGAAACTTTCTTGATGCTCATCAGCCCCCCGCCAGTTGTTGGCCAATTGCTTCACCAGCACTCTGTCCCGCAGCGCCTGCCGCCTGCTGGCCGGCCTGCATCAGCAGTGCCTGTTGCTGCTGTTGCTGCTGCACCTTGGCGCGCTGGTCGCGCAGCGTGGACACGTCCGCCGACGAGCGCATAACCTTGGCCGGTACACCCAGCGCCTCGCCAACAACGCGGCTTGCTTCGTCGCTGTCCATGTTGTCGATAATGTCCGGGTAAACCTGCACCAGCTGCATAACGTTCTGGGCGTAACGCTCAATCGCCGTGACGTCCTCCAGCTTCTGCGCGCGAGCCAGCGGCGAGATATAGCGCACGTTGAAGTTTGCGGCGTTCATGCTCTCCGGCGGCTCAGGGAACACGCCTGCGCGGAACGCGATACCGAAACAGCGCTCAACCAGCGGCTGCAGGTATTCCGCTTGGAATCGGCCGTACACCGGCCCCAGCAATTGGCGGATCAGCGCGACGCGCACGTGCACCTCGGTGGCCGTCATGGCCGGGCCGTCCTGCGGCTGCAGCTGGTCGGCCATCATGATTTTGCGGATTGAGGCCTGCAGGCGTTCCTCAGCGGTGAATGCGACGTTGAAATCGGAACCGGTGAGCAGTGGTTTCATGCTGTCGACGCTGTTGGCCACGATGATGCGGCGCGGGCCCACCTTCACCGTGCGAGGGTTAAGCACGCCGTCATCTTCGGCAATCCACATGCCGGAGATCGCCAAGTCCTGCGCGGCCTTCTCCATGCGCTTGGTTTCATTCAGCTCCTTGCAATCTGGCAGCGCGTCATAAACCGGGCCGATGCCGTACGAACCGCCGGGAATTTTCATCCAGCGCGGCACGCAGCACGGGAATTCGTGATAGCCGGATTCGCGCACCACTTTTTTTGCGGTCACGTCGATGTTGTACGACGCGAAGCGCAGGTTTTTAGCCAGGCGCGCGTTAACCATGTAATTCGTGCGCGGGAAAATCGCGTGCAGAAAATCAAATTTGTCGTCGGGCTTTTTCTTGGCGGCGTCGCGGATCTTCTCGCTTACAGCATCTTGGCCAAACTCGGCGATCGCCTGCTCGGCAGTCAGCTGGTAGCTGCGGAAAATCGTATCGACAATGCCATCCTTGCGAGTCGATGTGACGTAGCACTGCGCCAATGGCCACTGCTGGAATGAATAGCCGCCCTCGTCCCGGTCTTCATCGACGTACAGCACGAACCAGCCAGCGCACACCACATCGAGATTTGCCTCGTAGCCCTCGGCGTCGAAGTTGGCCGCGTGGATGTTTTCCCACACCAGCGTTGCGCAGGTAGAAAGCCACGCCTTGGCGTCGTCCGGCAGGGATTCGCTGTCGAGGTTCAGCCACTGCGCGTTAGCCGGCGTCATGCCGGACATGAGAGCAGACGCCAGCATGCGCGAGCTATCGGTCGCCGTGCCGTCCAGTAGCTTGGCCACCTTGTGCTTTGCGCTCTGGGCGTCCAACACCTCAGATGAAAAGCCAGCGCCGCGCAGCGGGTACGTGTAGTCGTAGCACTCCCGCCAAACGCTTTCATGCATCTGACGGGAAGCCTTGAGCGTGTTCACGCGTTTAATCAGCCTTGCGGCGGTGTCGTCCATCAATCACGCCCCCAGCGTTGATTTATTACCTGCCGCCTGAGCGCCGCTTGCGAGCAGCGAATCACCGGCATCTGCGGCACCTTCTGCGCCGCTGGCCAGCAGTGAAGAGCCTTTCTTGCGCTTCTTACGGCTTGCGGCGTCGGCGTTTGCAGATTTAGCCGCGGCGTCTGCTGCTGCGTCTGCCTCGGCCTGCGGGTCGGTCTGTACTACTTTCGGTGCAGATCCACACATAGCGGTTTCCTTAGCCTGGTACGTGCCAGCCGTGTTCGGTTAAAACAGGTTTGCCCGGTGCTGGCTGCTTCTTGCCCTCTTCGTTCGTCACCATCGGGCCGGCGCCGCCGGTAGCCACTTCGGTGGCTTTCTTCACCAGGGTGAGGAATTCGAGGTTATCGGTCAGGCGGTGATCGTCAGCGTCGAGGAACTCCAACGCCTCAAATCGAGCGATAACGGCGGCGCCCCGCTCGTTTAGCCCGGACAGAATCGTATTGCGCTCTTCCAGTGCTGCGCCGTCGAGCAGCTTTGCGACGCGCTGCTGCACGGCACCCTCGGTGACTGTTGCGCCAGCGGTGGCCGCGTTCAGCTGCTCCGGGGTATTTGCAGGTTGCTGCGCGACAGAATTCAACAGCAGCGCGTCAGCGGCGTTTTCTTCCGGTCGCTGATTTTCCTGTCCCGGGGTTTGGATTTCTTTACGTGGTCGTCCCATTGCGTTTACTCCGTGGGTTGATGAACGGTCATTGTCTGCCCTGCTTGCGGTCGGATTCCCGACCAATTGCCGGGCGCTTGAATGTCCACCACTGCCGGTAAAGCACCGTCGGCAGATTGCTGCGGTCTGAGCCTGTCGCCTGGCACCAGAGAGCGATCAGCGCCTCCCCGTCGCCGTGACGCGGTTCAGATCCCGATTTCCAGCCGAGAACGGCAGATTTCGAAACGCCCAATTCCTCGGCGATGCTCTGCGTTGCCATGCGTGTGCGGTTGATATCGGTAATTACGCGAAACCAGTCGGTGCGGAATGTTGCGACGAGAGGCATAATCAGCCCCCTAAACGCGCGCGTGCGCGAGCATAGAGAGGGAAAACCGCGCCGCCGGCCATTGCAAGAAGATGGGCCAAACAGGATTTTGTTCTTTTCCGCCGCAGGGCGCCCTGTGACTTTTCGCTATTTCCTGCTGGTCTTTGGGATAGGATTAAATTCTGCATTCGCGCAATTCCTCCACTTCCCTTGTGACTTGTTCCAGCAATTCCAGCTCAGAGCCGTAATTCTCCTCCCATGTTTTTCTTCCTGCGTGTACGGCTACACCATGGCCGCCAGTGCGGTGATGCGGTGGGCATAACGGAAGGGTTTGCTTATGGGTGGCGCGCTGTGCTGTGCCCTGTCCTGTGCGGATATGGTGTATTTCTGCAGGGGATGGGCCATAACCCAGATTGCGGCAGACGACGCAGCCAAGATCTGCCACGTCGGATAACCATTGTTTTTCGTCTTTGGTCGCCATGGTTCCCCCTATGCCGTGTAGCTGAGCAGTTGGGAGGCGGCGTTTTCTGCAGCCTGCTGATTGGGGAACGAGCGGAACAGAATGAAATTCCAGAGCACGTCGATAGTGGCTTTGTATAGCTGGGTGAATTCGATATCGTCCATCTTTGCGAACGATACACTGCGGGGTTCTTTGCGCTCGCTGCCATCCGGCATCTGGTATGCGGTGTAATGGCCGGATTGAATCGTTACCCAGGCGCGGAATGCCTCGAACGATTTTGCGGCGCTGATATTCCCGGCGCGCTTTTCTGCCACATCCTGCAGATACTCGTCGGCGGCTGCCTGCAGCGTGCTTTCGTTCCCAGCGTAATACGCGAGGAATTTCACGTAACCGGTGATCAGCTCTTTGTCGGTCGGCGATATGGCGCCGCCGGTCGGTTCCCAATATTGGAAGCCGAGATTCAGCAGTGAGAAATACTTGCGGTGAAATGCCGGGTTGCGAGCCTGGCTAAAATCGGCATACAGGACGGAGCCGATCTTCACTTTGGTTTTCAGGAATTCGATCGCGTCCGGGGTGGCCGGCACTAACAAATTTCCTGCGGATTTTACAAACGAATACTGCGCCATTGGGTGCTCTCCAGTAGCGCAGCAGTTGCTCAGAATTCGAACGGGCTGGGTGTTCAGTCCAGCCCGTTAATTATAGCGCGTTCCCATCAGGTCTTACAACCGAATAACCTGCGGATTTTGCCAAATCAATCAACGCGTTAAGTGATACTACGTGCTCATTTTCCTTAACGATGCGAGTTCCGGTTATTGAGCCGTTTTCGCAGGTGATCACTACTCTTCCGGTATTGGGCAATGACTTAATCAAATCTTCAATATCAAACAATTAACCATCTCTTTATTGTGTGCTGCAGAACTATTTAACAAAAAAACTGTACAAACAAACAGTAAGATCCTATGTACCATGCACCACACACGTGTTCTATCTGGATTCTTGTCTAACCTATAATCAAGCTATGGATGAAATCAACAATGCACGCTTGCAGGAATATTCCTTGGGGTAATATACTGATAAACACTTAGTTTACATTAACAACTGATTTATCATAGGTTGTTAGCCCCATGCGATGTCCAGTCTGCGTGATAACTGGGACACGGAGGAGTGAATGACGATTTTTGCTGTGGTTGTGAGTAAAAACCCTGAGAAAACAAAAGCGGCTATCCAAGACAAGTTCAAATCTGGCAGCTTTTACGAAGTTGATCCCACTTTTTGGCTGGTTGAAAGCGAATTTGCAACAGCCAAAGAGTTTGCTCAGTTCTTGGGGCCCAATAACGATATTGGAACTTACATCGCATTCCCCGTAACCTCCTATTACGGTTACCACAACAAGGTTATTTGGGAATGGTTAAGCTCCAAGGGGGTTTAAGTGGCTGGAAACAAAGACTTTACCCCTACATCTGGTCAATCTAACCCCGACAATAATCAACAAGTTCCTGGCGAGGGTGGGAACGTACATACGCATCTTCAGTGGCTCATTAAGTCAGTTGAGGCGCTTCAGGTGGATACCCGCCGTCTAGATCAACGTATGGATGGTGTTTTCGGTCATTTAGCTGATGCGAAAAATGAAAGTAGTGTTGCTTGTGCCCTTAGTCGTATCGAGGTGTTGATAAAAAGTAATGACGAAAAGTTGACTGCTTTAACTCAGGGACAAGTTGCAACTGATGGTAAATTGTCAAATCTTACTATTAATCAAGGGATTCAGACTAGCAAGCTAGAGAGGCTTCCTGATATTGAAATCAAGCTAGAGAAACTCAGTGGTATTGAAGAGAAGCTTGGCAAACTATCTGATATCGAAGCAAAAATCTCGAAGCTGGATGACATAGACACAACCTTACGTGCAACAAAAATGACGTTAAAGGTTTGTGGAGCTATCCTGGCTACAGCTGGTGCCGTAGCTTGGTATTTGCTTGGTGATTATTTGTCCAAAATTTTAGCAGCCATTAACGCCTTAGTCCTCAAATAACCCGGGTTTCCGGGTTACTTTTATGCTGAGCATCAAATAAAAAACCCGCCGAAGCGGGTTCTGCTATTTTTCGAGCAGTTCGCCCAGGTTTTCTGGGAATGAGACACCGGGCTCTTTTCTCATCGCGTTGAATCTATTGATGATGCTTGATTTCCCTGTGCTATCAGCTTTTTTATAAAATGGTCGGGCTGCATCGATCAGTTTGTTCGCTGTGTCCGATGAGCCGATCCCTACCGTGGCTTCCGACTTTGCGAGAACGTCATAAATTTTTCTTTCTAACTCCTGCATGCTTTTCTCCAAAGTTTGTTAAACAAGTCTTAAATCAGCTTTGCTTTTCGACGACTGCACTCCGGTGCCTTGTACGATAGAAACGCCAAACAGTAAGTTAGATATTTCATCCAACGGAATATTGAGGGTGTTCGCAATCGCCCCCATAGATATCCCATCAGAACTGAGGCTGCCCATGATTTTTTCTATAATCAATGAACGCTCTCGCTCAATCCCGCCCGGCTCCCCAGTTCTATAACCTTTCGCAGATGCGTCTCTCATCAGGCTATTATATTGCCAATCAGTTAATGCCCCGACATTTCTCATCCTCACAATTAATGCCATGGCTGAAACTCGCCAATTAGCCTTCAATTGGATTATTTTTTCCAATGTCGGGAAGACCAATTTAGCTGCCAGTATATTTTCCTTAGGCATTAAGAATGCTGACGCAAATGAATCAGCCTCCTTTTCAATATCTTGCCCTTGGGGTATCCCATGCCTATGCAAAACCAAATGGCCCAATTCATGAGCAGCATCAAACCTGCTTCGCTCACCGGTCTTTTGAGTGTTTAGAAACACGTATGGAACACCATCTTTCCAGAAAGAAAAGGCATCGATATCAGCCGTGTCCTCAGCAAGAAAGAAAACTTTAACACCATGTTTTTCAAGTAGGTGGATTATGTTCCCTATGCTTTTTTTACCTAACCCCCACGATTCCCTTAACGACTCGGCTGCAGTTTCTGATTCACTGCCTCTCATATCAGGGAGATCTACGGCTGGCAGCTTAAATTTTTCATCAAAGTACCTGCTGACCATAACACCAAGACCACCAACACCGATTGCGGCATGCTGCTCCGCAGCCTTGGTTTTCCGTAAGGAACGGAAGGAAACCGTATCGGGGTTTATGCTTTCAACATCCTCACCAAAAAAGAACGATTCAGGGTACTTAAGCGCACTTACGTACGCCGCAACGGTGGCCTCCGTGGGCGCGTATAAGCAATAATCTTTTTCATACTCAATAACAATGCGGGATGATAACCCCGTAGCTTCCGCCAACTCCTTTAGGGTCATCTTCCTCCGGACTCTGGCTAACTTTAGCCGGGTCGGATTAAAGAGTTTTTTGTGCTCTGAATCTAATTCTTTCATATTCTTACTACGTCAATATCTATATCTTCAATGAAATCTTCATCAAGAATGATTTCACCACCATCGAACGGCACTGGAGCCAAAATAATTCGCTCACCCCAGGTGTTTACTCTCGCAAACCCATTAACAACCGACATACCTATCGGTAAGGAAATCTCACAACGAACTTCTTTATTACCACTATCATAATAATAGAGAACAATATAATTCTGCGTTGTATCTGCAGCAGGCTCAGCTACAAGCTGAAGTCCATCAGTTGAAAAAAGAGATGATTCAACAGGGAATAATTCAAGGGTTTCAGAGTTGCTATTAACGATGCTCATAGTGGCTTCGCCTTTCGCATTTTTTGTTTTTGGCCACCCATCAGCTTTGCCAGTATCTTTATCGCCTGCAGTGATTACCAGGTTAATACCTTGTTTTGAGTTATGAATTAGCTCCATGCGATTTTGTCGAGAAGAAGACCAACCAAGATCTTTTGCAATCAACTCACCACGTAATGCCGCAACCAGCTGACTCCAAAACCTAAAGCCGCCGTCAATTACGGGGTGCAGCTTACTGGTTCTACGACGCTCATAAAGAGCACTTGTAATTGCTTTATGAACATCTTCCTGCTCGATGCCCAACTGGGCCAGTCGAACTACAGAATCGTCCTGAACTGCGATCTTGCACTTTTGTTCATTCATCATGGCTACTCTTTATTTGTGGGCACTTCATGATTTTTGCATAATTTTAATGTGAAAATCAAGAAGTGCCAGCAGCGATTTGTTAGCCCACCATAGGAGTGGTTATAACACTGCCAAAGCGACAACCACCGCAACTGCTATCCAGAAAATCGCGCACGCCCAGAACACCGCCGCCCATGGATTGCACACCACCCATCCTTTTAACTTTTTCACTGTCCATTCCCCTCTTTGCGATCACGCCAGTAATTCAAGCGTGCTCTGAAATGTTCCCGGTATTGCTCCGGCGCCTCTTCAATCGCCACCAGCACCTTTGTGCGTGTGATCTTCCTCGCGAATAAATCGCGGACCAGGCCACAGGCGCGCAGGTCGAACTGCTCTAAATCGCGTTGTTCCTGCGTCCATGCGCCTCGATTGAATGGCAGGCCGGGCGGTAGATAGTCCGATTGCCCGGCCATGGTTTATGCCCTCGATTCGGCCGCCAGACGGCGCATGACGTCTTTTTCGCGTGGGGGTAACCCACTTGCCACGCTTTTCTGTATCTCGCGGCGTACGGCCGTTAGAGGCTTCAGAATGTGCAGTACCCGATCGAGTGGCATGCGGAGCATCAGCGCGATGCATTCGGGGGAACGCCCCAGACGCTGCAGCTCGTAGATACCGGTCATCACCCGGCGGCCGTAGCTGATACGGTCACCGATTTTGACGATCGGGCCTGACTCGGCTGCCGGGCGGGCGACGCGCTGGGGTTTCGGAGGTGGGCAGTACGGCGCGCGGGAACGGGCGCGGGCCGCCTGGTTGATTCTGTCCATGATGGCCGGCAGGTGATCGCAGCCGTCATCCATCACAAACCGCTTATCGCGGATCATTTCGTTGATAGTGCTCATGGTCTTTCCTCGTTTTGGTCGTTCAAGCGCTGGTCAGGCGCCGGTTAAAATGGCTTTGTCGCGTAACGTCGTTCTTTCGGTTTTGGTTGCTGCGCCTCCTTCTGGATCCGGGTTGCTTCCTGCGCCACTACCTGATCGCAGGCGACGAAGTGGCCGTTTTTAAACTCCTGGTAAACCGTACCGCCGGGACCGAATCGGTTTTTACCAACGATGATTTCCGCGTAGCGCGCCGCCGGGCCGTCCGGGTTATAAACCCCGTCGCGGTACAGCAAGACGATGCTATCGGCGTCCTGCTCAACCTTGCCGGATTCGCTGAGGTCGGACATTGTCGGCCGACGGGCAGTGACCGGGCGATCATCAACTTTCCGCGATAACTGGCTCAGCGCCAGCACCGGCGTTTTGCTCCGCATGGCCATGGTTTTCAGGCTGCGGGAAATATGGCCCATGGCCAGATCATTGCGCTCTGCTTTGGGCTTGGCGATCAGGCCGAGATAATCGACCATGGCGACGGCCAAATGCGGGTAGCGGCGTTTGTGGGTTTCGGTTATGGCACGGATCTGGTCAACGTTCAGATCGGTCGCGTCAACAATCCAGATATCGCGGTTATTCAACACCTCAAGCGCCGTGTGAATCCGGCCCCAATCTTCATCGCAGAGTGATTCAGGCTTGCGCAGCTTCGACACTGACAGGTTTCCGGCCCCGGCGACGGAGCGCTCAACCATCTGCAGCGCCGCCATTTCCATGCTGAAAATCAGCGCCCCGCCACCATCGCGCGTGGCCCCTTCGATCACTTTCAGGGCGAATTCGGTTTTACCCATCCCGGGGCGGCCGGCGACCACGATCAGATCCTGCGGGTTCCAGCCGCCTGTTATCGCGTCCAGCTCAGCAATCCCGCTGTACAGGTTGCGCATTTCGGCGTCGCCCTTCATGCGGCGATCCATCAAATCCATGTAACCGCCCAGCAGCTCGCCCAGGTGAACCGGCACCACGCCGCCGGTATCGGCAGACATTTCGATCAGCTTGGTTACAGACGACTGGATCGCCGCGTCGCGCTGCTCTTGGTTTCTGGCGTTGCGGATGCTATCGGCGCCATCCTGCAGCAGCGTGGCCATTTGGCGGCTGCGCCAGCCCTTGGTTGCCAGCGTCGCGAAGCCTTTCAAGTTGGCCAGCGTGCCGGGCATGCGACTGATTTGCACAAGCGACGCCAGGCTATCGCCGCCGAGTGACTCGCTGATCAGCACCACGTCGATCACGCCATGCGTCAGCGCCTGTTTCTTAATTTCCCGGTAAGCCTCGCGGTAAAACCGGATGCTGAAAGCGTCCTCAGGCATGGTCGCAATTACGTCCAGCGCGTCAGGCGTGGCGCCGCCAACCAGCAGACCGCTCAGCACGGTAGCTTCCATCTCCTGCGGCGTCATAGCGAACCCTCTCGGGTTTTCACCAGCACTTCGGAGCGGAGCAGGTAATCGAATCCGGCGCGCCAGCCGCGGTTGTTGTCACCGAAGTAAAACGGTCCGGCAGTGTCGGCGAACGTCTCAAGGTAGGCTTTCACCGCGTCGAGGGTCGGCTCATGCAGCTCACCCAGCAGGCGCTTGATTTGGCGTTTGCGCTTGTCGTTCAGCTCCTGCACCTTCGGCAGCCGATCACCCAGGATTTCGTTGTAGGCGTCAGCCACATCCTGATATTGAATTTTTTTCGGCTTACCCGGCGCGTCAGCGTCGTCCCCCTCCTGGGGGTTAGGGGGTATTGGTTCAATGACTGGTTCTAAACTGACTGATTCTGGGTGCAGCTCCTGCACCCTCCCCCCTGCAGCAGATGCACCCATGGGTGCAGGATTTGCACCGTAGGGTGCAGCATCTGCACCATAGTTATTAAGCACTAAGTGGTAGATATTTGAGCGATTAAGACCGTTCTCGGCTTTGCGCTCTTCGATGCGCACCAGACCATCTTTGACCAACTGCTGAATGTGATTTTGGGCGGAGCGCTTGGAGATTTCGCATTGCTCAGCGATGTACTGAACCGCCGGCCAGCACTCCCCCTGATCGTTGGCGTTGTCGGCCAATTTCAGCAGTACCAATTTGCGCAGCGGGTTGCCGACTTTGATTTTCATGGCCTGCACCATCATTTCCATGCTCATGATCAGATCCCCAGCGAGTCTGCAAGCTGGCGGCACGCGTCCTGGTACTGCTCCGGCGATAAGTTTTCTTCACGCAGCGCGGCCTTGCCCTGCTCGTATTGTTCCCAGACGGCATGCGCGGCAGCCTGGCGATTTTCAAATATCGGTCTGATATCTGCGGCGTCGGCGGGCATGCCATTCAGGCGCCAGCCGTTCCGGTATGTGATGTGATTGGCTTGCATTGGTCTTTCCTCGGTACAAAGTTTTACGCGGCGCTGGTCAGGCGCTGGGTTTCCTGCAGGGCGACAAGTGCGCCGGCAATGCGCTGCGGCGTGTCACATGCGCCGAGCAGGATTGCGATAATCGCGGCGGCAAATTCACGGATGGCCACCGAAAGCAAATACTGTTGAGTCGGGCCGGCCAGACGGGCGCGCCGTTCCGCCGGCAGCGCATCGAGCATGGCGTCGGCCAGTTCCAGCACCTTCTCGCGCGCGGCTTTCGACTCGCTGCGCATATGGCGGAAAATCGCCTGCCGGTTGGTATTGATCGCCCTCCAGTCGGCGGCGCCGGTTTCATCCTCGATCGGGTACAGCCGAACCCGGTCACCGTCGGCGCCGAGCTGGAACCATGCGCGGGTGATCTCAATGGCAACGTGTTCCTGCCCCTGCTCCGCCGCCCAGCCCAAGATCTCGTTTTTCAGTTTCTCGATGTTTTCCACTTCGCGTCTCCTGTCGCTCGAACCCGATTACGCATAATCAGATTTCGGTGGGGTTGGTTGTTAAGCTGCTGTCTGCTCCGGTAAACCATCGCGGGTATTTGGGTATAAATCCGGGCGCAATTCGTGAGGCGTTACCTTGAATCCTGTTGCTGCCGCCCATTTGATAACGCTCGCACTACCAAGCTCGCATGAACCTGCAATCACGCGGCTCACGTAGCTTTGAGAGGAGCCAACTGCTACGGCGAAATCTTGCTGACGAATGCGGGCGTCGCCCAAGTAACTTTTTAAGTCCATCACCTTTCCTCGTGTTGATGTGATGAATTAATATTACCGCTACGAATATTCACAAGTCAAGCGTAGCGGTAATTGGCCGATATTAGAATTGCGAATAAAATGGACTAATGAAGAAAAAACCGCTCGATATCAAAGATCAGGAAGCCGCTGAACGCTTGCGGAAAATCTGGAACGAGAAGAAAGTCACGCTCCGTCTTACTCAGGAAAAGGCGGCGGATGCGCTCGGTTTCGAAACGCAATCAACTGTCAGTCAGTATTTAAACGGGAAAAACCCGTTAGGTACTGATGCAGTCCTTAAATTTGCTGCGCTTTTGCAGGTCAGGCCAGAAGAAATCAAGCCCGAACTGGCTGAGCTGATGAACTATGTGCGAAAGTCAGGTGAGTATAGCGAAGACCTGGCAGCACCTGGGTGGCAGATACTAAGACCAGAACAAGCCGAATTGATCAGCCTATACGAAAGACTACCTGAAAGTGAAAAGTCGAGACACATGGCTGAACTTAAAGAGAAAGTCTCTGATTTCGATAGGCTTTTCAAAGAACTTCTCGCCGCAAGAAAACAATAACCAGCTCAGTACAAACCCGCCGCGCGCGGGTTTTTCATTTTTTCTAACCATAATAATCAACCACATATCACATTTACGCATATTTTTATTACCGCTACGCTTGATCAATCAATATTCGAAGCGGTAATATCAATCCCATCAACAGCGCACTAACCCTGCAGCGGTTGTTCAGAAATGTTCCGCCAGCCGGGCGATACGCGGCAAAGAATTTAAACGTGGTGGTCGTAACTTCGGGGCGTTGTTCTCGGCCACCACAACCAGAAAGACCATGCTGTGTGAGATTTGGCCCCGAGCCTCGGGGCATTTTTTAACGCGGCAATCGAGGAAAGACCAAAGGCCTGACCAGCCTGACAGCCGGGAAAGACTGGCACCAAATTTTAGGCAGTAAAAAGCCCGCACGAGGCGGGCTGATTACCCCGGGTTTACATCTCGGGGAGATGGATGAAAGGGGACCAACCCAATCATCAGGTTGCGTAGGGGACCAACCCTACGCAGAGGAAAGACCAGCTGCTTACGCTACTGATCAGTAAGCAGTATATCAGGAGTCGCTATGAAAGCACTACAGATACCCGTCACACTGTTTATCCACGCGAATATTAGACGTCAACTAGTT